TCACGGCCTCCCCAGTCTGAGGAGTTTTTCGACCAGGGTCTCGCCGCGCTTGAGGATGGCGGTATGGGCGAATTCCTCGACGGCGCTGATGGTGCCGCGGGGCAGCTCGCGCAGCTCCGCCCGCTTGCCGGCCTTGGTGACGATCTGCGGCTTCACCGTCGCGACGTAGGAGCGCCACTGGGTGATAGCCCAGACGAGGAAGCCGCCGGCCGAAGCGAGGCTGATCTCGCCCCACCGGCCACCGAGAATGGCGAGGAGGGTGTGCTGCATATCGGCCGGCATCAGGCCATAGAGGGCCAGCAGGCCGCCCAGCCAGCCGGACAGCTGGCCGCCCCAATCCCACAGGCGACGGAGCCACCACTGGGTGGCGATGGAAGACAGGAAGGCGGTCATTTCGGGTGTCCTCAGAACGGAAGCGGGAGGGTGAAGGCGGCGGTGACGAGGCCCGCGGCAACGAGCAGCGCCAGGATGGTCCAGCCGAGCCAGCCGCGTCGGGCGGGCAGGCCGGGCTGGGGTTGCGCGGGAGCGGGAGCAGGGGCGGGGCCAGGGGCCGGCACCGGCAGGGCCAGTGCGCTCAGCACCTCGGCCAGTACGGCTTCGGTCTCCGAGGCCCGGGCCAGCGAGGCGTTGATGCCGTCGCCGGCATAGTAGCTTTCGCCGCGCTCGACGGTGCGATGTGCCCCCTGCTGCCGGCTGAGCACCGGAACACTCGCCCATTCGCGCGCCAGGCGATTGCCGAAGTCACGCAGCGACAGGGTTCTGGCGGCGAACTGGTTCCAGCCGCGGCGTTTCAGCAGGGCGAACCCGAGGCGATCCTGCAGGTCGGGAGTAAAGGTCGCCGATAGTGGCAGCCCGAGTTCGGCAATGAGGCTGAGCAGGGTCGGCCGGATGATCTGGTAGCGCCCGGCGGCGCCGCTCGGCGCCTTGAGGTTCTTCACCCAGCGCTTCTGCTCGGCCAGCAGCTCCTCGAGCGACATCCCGGTAATCGGCCTCGGCAGCGTGCCGGGCTTCTCGTTGCGATAGCCGATGATGGTCTGGTAGCCGGCCTCGCCCGGCCGGTTGGTTTCGAGCCCGGCAATGAAATCGAGCAGCATCGCCGCGCCGCGGGGCACGTTGGGGTCCATGAGGGTCTCCGATGTTGAGGAGGCGCCGCAGCCTGCGGCGCGACTAGTCGGCCTGGAAGATCATGAAAGCGAACACCGATCGGCTGCTGCCGTCGGCCAGCGCGATCGCCTTGGCGAACTCGGGGGTCCGCCGGCGATCGTTCTCATCGAGCTGTTGCGGGTGATCGAGCCCGCGACAGTGTCGGGACAAGGGAGCAGGCGCCTGCGATGGTCGATCATCTGATGGCGCGCTATGGTTTCTGCCGGGCGGTACCGTGCCGCTTCTGACCGGGAGACAGCATGGTCCGGGTTTCTGCGTGGCTGAAGAACCCCAGGCGATGGGGGCGCGAGGCCGAGGCATGGTGGCTCAGGCGGAGGGCGCCGCGGGATGGACTGGAATGGACGAACGCCGCGCCGTGCCCCGAACCGCTGCTGGACGCCGGCGGCGCCCAGATCGGAGACTTGCTCTACGTTGCCTGCGGCTACAAATCGCTGGACGTGACGAACGAAGAAATCTTCGTGTTCGACATGCGCAGGCAACGCTGGGTTGGCCGCATAGCTACCCCTGCCGGACTGGCGCATTCTCACTGTGCGGTCGCTTCGGATGGGCACCGCCATATCTACTTCGCATCAGGACAGCTCGGGCCGCAGTGCGGCCCCGCGGTACCGAACGTGTTTTCCTACGATACCCGCGAGGATCGCTGGCGCGAGCTGCCTCCAGTACCGGCCCCTCGCTACGCGGCCACAATGCAGTATTGGCGCGGGCGCCTGCACGTCGTCGGTGGCGCGGACGAAGATCGTTGGACGGCAAGGGCCGACCATTGGAGCCTTGCGGTGTCGGAGGGGCGCCCCGACGAGGTAAGCTGGCGGGACGAGCAGCCCATTCCGGTAGCCGGGATGCACCGGTCGAGCGCTGTCGTAGGCGATATTCTCTACGTGTTCGGCGGTCAGCAGGGCGATTTCCAGCCGATCGCAGGCGATCCCCAATGCACCTGCACGGGTCGAACACCGGAGATCTACCTCTCATCGGCCTTCCAGCTGTCCGATCCTTCGGGCGATTGGAGCAGCGTGGCGGACGTTCCCATCGCCGTATCGCACTGCGACTCCTCGACGGTGGTGGTCGATGGCCGCATCCTCTTGATCGGCGGGCAGGTCTACAAGGATCCGGACGAATTCTACCAGCGGCTGACCGGCGCGATACAAGCCTACGATCCGGTGGCGGATCGGTGGTCGATACTGGGCCAGCTGCCGTACACCCTCAAGATCCCGGTCGCCGGCCGGCTCGGCGATCGCCTGTTCGTCGTCGCCGGTCAACGTGGCAGGCGGCCGGATGGTGACAGGCCGGACGAGATCACCCGGGAAACACTGACGACGACCCTGCCGAAGGCGTCGGCGCCGCGGGTTCGCGACAGTGCGGGCTATGCCGGCAGGAAGATCCTGCTGGTTTCGCATGATCTGTCGCGCAGCGGGGCGCCACTGCTGTTGCTGGAAACCGCGCAGGCCCTGATGGAGTGCGGCGCCACGGTCCGCCTCGCGACGGCAGCGGACGACGTGACGGGCTGGAATCTGGCGTGTCAGTTCGGCGTGCCCCTGATCCCCATCGAAAATGCCATTGCCGTCGCGGCTGCCTCCGACGCCGTCATCGCCAATACGGCAAGCGATCTGACCGCCGCCTGGGTGCGTCGGTGCCTGGCCAGCAACCCCTTTCTGGGGCAGCGTCTGGTCTGGTGGGTACACGAGATCGATGTCGAGATGTTCTCGCACGCCGCCGAGCTGCTGCACCTGGCGGCCCTGGCGATCTTCGACAGCGCCGCGGCACGCTCCGCCTGGCAGGCCGCCGCAGCGTTGCCGCCCAGGGTTCACGTCATGCATCCGCCGCTGAGCGATGGCTTCATCGAGCAGACGGATCGCGCCTCGCTGCCCTTTCCGGCAAGACCGCAAGCCCGCAGGCAACGTCCGGTCGTTCTCGGCCGCGACGACATTCGCAGGCGGCTTGGTGTGTCGAAGGATGATTTCGTCCTGCTTTGTGTGGGTAGCTTCGAGCCGAGAAAGGGGCAACGAATGCTCATCGGCTCGATCGCCCGGCTGGCGGCGGCGCGCAAACTCCCGATCAAGCTGCTGATCATCGGGCTGCATGGTCGCCCCGACCGCTCGGCCCTTCTCAAGGAACTGACCGAAGACGAGCGGGCCGTGCTGTCTCCGGCCCGAACCTATGTGCAGCAGTCGGCGATCGCGTCGTTCTACCTCGCGAGCGATGCCTTCGTCATGAACTCGCAGGGTGCGGCACACGGCAGGGGCGAGGCCTTCGGCCGAGTGACCACCGAGGCCATGGCTTTCGGCCTGCCGGTGCTGGGCACGTCAGCCGGTGGTACCGCGGAAATCATCGAACCCGGGGTTACCGGCTACCTGTACCCAACCGGGGAGGCGGGGCAGCCCGAACTGCTGCGGCATGTGGAGGCCCTGGCGCGCGATCGATCGCTGGCCCGTCGCCTGGGCGCGGCGGGCCGCACGAGTGCCCTCGCTCGATTCCGGCAGGGAGAGCTGTTGAGCGAACTCGCAGAGGCGCTGCGGGTGGTTTGGTAGTGGTCGTCATACCACTGTGGTAACAGTCGCCAAGCAAGGTCACACGCAACAGCGATATGCAGCAACCGGCTAGGTCAAGAAGCACCACGACCGGTGTGGGGATGGCTGTCCCAAAGCTAGGCGGCAGCTCAAGTGATCTTCGCGGACGAGTGTCGCCATGGTGTCTGCACGCCGAGCACGAAGCTGGGATATGCTGTGCCGCCTTCACGGGGAAAACGGGACGCGGTAGAGGATCTTCTACGTTAACTGGAAGGCCGCGCGGCAGACGGAACAAGTGCGAATGAAGGTTCACCACGTCACGTTTGCTACGCACGAGTATATGATTCCGGCGCTGTTGCTTCGTCGCTCGACGCGTCGCTACGGTCTTAGGACACGCATATATTCGCGATGGTCACCGGTCATCCGCTCGCTCATTCATAGAGAGCCAGAGAAGATGATGGCTCGTCGCGGTGCCGGCTATTGGCGCTGGAAGCCATGGATCATCCTGGACACGTTCCGTCACGCGAAGGAGGGAGACCTCGTCCTCTATAGTGATGCAGCAGTGGAGTTGATCGCGGACCCAGCCCCGCTTTTTGCAATGGCTGCCGGACGCTCGATCGTGCTGTTTGAGCATGGTCGGAGACACGACGGCACACCATCGCTTCCAATGAGCGTGTGGACCAAGCGAGACTGTTTCGTCATGATGGATGCGGACGAGCCTCGGTTTCACGACGCTCAGCAGTTCCAGGCTGCGTTCCAGATCTATCGCGTCGGCGATGAGAGCCGTGAGTTTCTTCGCCGCTTAGCTGAGGAGACGATGGATGACCGCAAGGTGTCGGACCTGCCGAATGTGTCGGGCCTGCCAAACCTTCCGGGCTTCAAAGACCACCGGCACGATCAATCGATTCTCAGCATCTTGGCGATAAAGCACGGGATTCACCCGCTCGGAGATCCCAGCGATCGGAACCAACACGCAGCGCCGTTCTTTCGGCATCATCGGCGGCGTAGCAGTTTCTACATTCGGCAGTTCTTGGGGCGGTTTCGTCCTGCCGTTAACGATCAGTAAACGGCCGACTACGAACGGGGTAGCTTGCACCGGCATATCGCCCCACACCCTTGGTGACCCGCAACTCGTCCAAGTATCCCGGAAATGAGGTGCTAGCTGTCGCAGAGCGTCCCGCAATCTGAAACTGTTGCTGCGTATAGGTGCTCGAGTCCGCTGCCGAGGCCAGCTGGGTTCCGTCGACGTATATTCTTGCTGTGCCACCTGACCGCACGCATGCCACCGCATACCATTGGTTGGTCGCCGGACTGAAAGCTCCCGCCACGACTTGACCAATGTTTTGTACACCAATCGAAATGTTGCCGCTGCCGATGAGTATTTCGAAGCCGTTGTTTCCTGTGCCGCTGACGATGCGCTTGTCTGCCGCGGCCACACTGGCCGTGAGATACATCCAGCACTCGACGGTGTAGTCACCGCTGCCAAAGTTAAGCAGTGGGTTTGAGGAAACCGTCAGGTAGTCCCCGCTACCATCAAACTGAGCCGAGGTTGGCCCAAATCTCGCTGCCGTGTTTTCGATGTGCGCCTGGCCTGACGGAGTGACAGTCAGGTTGTTGCTCGAGCTATCGGAGAAGGTGGTTGAGCCGTCGGTACCATCGAAATGCAGCAGCAGCGACACGTTGGCGAAGTAGGGGTCTCGATCCGCCGCGTACACCCCGAACGGAATCATCATGTCGTGGTATCCCCGAACAGCCACCATTCGTCGGTGGCGCGCTTGCGCAGAGACGCGGCCGAGTATTGACCCGCCAGCTTCAGCCGCGATCCCGCTGAGCGGATGGTCACCCCGGCGCCGGCGGCGAATGTCACCTGCCCCGCCCCGTACTGCATCAGGTTGATGATCGTATCGACCGGGTAGGGGACCGAGCTGTTCGGCGGCACGGTACACGTGGTCGCCGATCCGCTCTGGAACTCCACCACGCCGCCCATATCGGCATAGACCAGCGTGTCGGTCGTGCCGGCGACGGGGCGCGTGGCAAGAATGGCGTCCTCGCGAATGCGGTACCATTGGCCCCAGGTACCGTTCTGCTGGGCGCGCCGCCAGACCGGCACGATAGGGACGCCGAAGGCAAAATCGTAAAGCGTCTGCGTGCACCAGCCGGCGCCCTGGTGGTTGATAACTTCACCGTAGAACCAGTTGTTCGAGCCGTTCGGCGCATTCGCTGCGCCAAGGCCCGAGGCCATGTACCAGCGGTTCTCAACGGCTGTGTTCCAATCGGTGATGGTCTTGGACAATGTCCCCAGCCGGGTCGGCAGCCTGGTATCGGCAAACGTCCCCGAGACGATGTCGGTGGCGGCCAGCGCCAGCAGCGTCTTCAGCTGCGCCATGGTTACGTCTTCGGGGTCGCCGGTGCCGGCGGTGTTGCGGCCCTTCACCGTGGCGTTGGCCATGTTGGCGAGCTTGGCGTTCGTCACATAGTCGTTCGGCACGGTTTCGAAGCGGGCGTCGTCGCCGGCCGCCGCGGTGCCGGCGGTAGTGCCGATATTGCGGGAGGCGACGTTGCCGAGCAGTACGCCGCTGTCCTTCAGCAGCTTGCCCGTGGTGCCGTTGAACAGCGCGACGCGGTTGTCGACGGCGCTGGCCGGGCCGCTGACATTGCCGGCTGCGGCGACGATCGGGTTGGCCGGGTCGGTGCTATCGACTGTGACATTGGCGCCGGCAACCACCGAGGTCAGCAGCCCCGGCGCGCCGCGCGGGATGCCGAAGTTCAGCACCGCGGCGCCGGAGGTGCCGACATTGGTGACGGTGGCGGCGCTGCCCGGCGTCAGCGTCGTTACCGTGCCCACGGCGAGCGTCGCGGCGGCGCCTTGCGGGATGGCGAAGTTGAACACCGCATCGTTGGCGGTGCCGGCATTGCTGACCGCGGCGGGCGTCGCCGGGCTGACCGTGGTCACCGTCCCCACCGCGATGGTCGCAGCGTTGCCCTGGATGCCCTGGATGCCCGCGGGGATGGAAAAGTTCAGCACCATGTCCTTGCTGGTGCCGACATTGACCACCGCTGCTGGGGAGCCCGGCGGCAGCGTGGTGACGGTGCCGACGGTCACCGTGGTATCGAGGTCGTCGATGGCGATCAGATCCTGCCAGTCCTGGCCAAGATAGCGCCACTGCACCATGGCGCCGGTGTTCCGGAGTTCGATCTCCATCGGCAGCAGCGCCGGGGTGACGCGCAGCCGCACTTTTGGCGGCGGCACCGGTTTGGCGCGCACCGCGATCTCGGGCTGCGCCTTGATCCTCAGCCGTGGGGTGATGGTGTCGCTCATCTGCCGAACCCGCCTCCGACGAAAGCCAGGGTGCCGGTGAACAGCTGCGTCGTGCCGGTGCCATTGGTCATCCGGCAGCCGACCCGATAGCTGTTGCGGATATCGAGCGCCCCAAGCTCAGGCACGCTGAAGCGCCACTGAATGGTGCCCGGCTCGGGGATCTCGATGCTGTTGTCGGCGGTCGAGGCGAACAGCCGCCGCGCGCCGCCCTCGCTCACCTCGAGCTCGAACAGCACGCCGGCCGTCACCAGCGGCAGGTTGGTGGCGTCGTCGATCAGGTCCACCCGCTGCGCCCAGTCGGCATCGTCGGTGGCAAAGAACTGCAGCTCGTACATGCCGGACCTCAGAGTTTGATGATCACGAGTTCATAGGTCGAGGGCTGGATGTTGGGGTGCGCCTCGCCACTACCGGCATTGGCCATGTCGCCATCGAGATCCATGGCGCCCGAGCCGCCCACCTGCCGGCCCAGCAGATCCTCGGGCGCGCCGGTCCAGGCCACCTTGTTCTGCGGGCCGCTGAGGCCGCGCACCACGATGCCGCCATAGGTGTCGCTGTCGACATTGGCGGCCGGGTTCATCCGGGTAGGGTGCCCGTGGTTGGGCATTTTCAGCGTGCCCTTGGCGTGCAGGTGCGCCGGCATCTGGCCGGCGGTGAGCGTGTGGGTCGCCGCGCCCACCGTGGCGCCGAGCGTGGTGTTGTTCTCCCCGCCATCGATCAGCGTATCGGGGATGCGGTTGGCATCGGTATTGCCCATGGCGCCGAGCCCGATGGCGATGCGGTCGCGGTAGTCGGGCAGGGTGATGGTCTTGTTGGCGGCCCAGTCGCCCGCCGCCGAAGCGCCGCGGCCGCCGCTGACGGTGAGCGTCGCGTCGGCCGTCCACAGGTGGAGGAACAGCGCCTGGCAATCGGCATTGGCGCGCTCGCTGGCGCCCGAGGCGGCCGAGCCGAGGCTGCGGCCGTTGCAGCGCACCCAGCCGGCCGGCGCCGCGGTGCCATAATAGCCGATGCGCATGCCGGTGCTGACCAGCAGCGTCGGGTCGGTGACGCCGGGGTCGGGCGGCTCGTAATCGGCCGATTGCGGCACGTCGATATCGTCGTCGTCGAAGATCAAGACGCCGTTGGCGTCGGTGAGTTTCTGGCGATAGCTGCCCGGCGCCGGGCTCAGGTAGATCACCGGGAACATGCCGCGCGCATCGGCACGGATCGGCTGATCATGCGCCACGCTCAGCGCGCCATCGGCATAGACCACCTGCGGCGTCGAGGTGGCGGTATCGTAGAAAGAGAGACGGTCGCCGATGCCGAAATTGGGCACGCGCGAGCCGGGCCAGATGGCTGCCATGGGGAAGTCTCCGGGGGAGGGGATGGACGCGTCTCAGCCCCCACGCATTGAATGCGCAGGGAATTCAGCTGGTCGCACGCAAGGCGCTGAGTGGGTAGTGGTTCGCGCTGCTGGGACGGGAGTGGGGGGCAAGAGGGTGCTTGCCGCCGCGAGGACCCAGCCCCATCGTCGGGGCGTAAAGGGCAACGATGGGGGCGCACAGTTGGAGTTCCAGGAGTGGCTTTTCGGCGCCCTGCGATTGATCGGGGTCACCGATCCGCTAGCCATGAGCGTGGCGCTGGGGGTGATTGCCGCTGCGGGCCTCTTGAGCGTGTTTGTGTTTGTTGTGCGCGTTGTACAGATCTTGTTCGCAATCTTCATTTATCCGCGCTAACGACTGATTGCCGCCGTCGCGGCGGCCGTTGCCCGCGATCTTGCTTGTTCGGCCGGAGGCGCGCCCTTCATACGGAGCCGTGGAGAGTTGGCGCGGGGAATGCAGCATGAGCGGTTCATGCTGGGATCGAACGCGGCGGTCTGCTCATGTGGGAGGTATTCGCCGCGATCGTTCTGTTTTGGGCTTCATCGCAGGTGCAATGCTACGCTGAGCCTCAAGCACATCGACTGGTGGTCAGATACGCGTGCCGTCGGGCATGATAAACACGTCGTTGGGGTCCCAGACCAGGTTTGGATTGCCGCCTCGCACCTCGATCTCGATTGGCCCCGGCTTGGTGGCCATTAGTTCGACCGTGCCGGCCAACCCAGCCAATTCTGCCAAGAAGAGCTTTCATGGTCAGTGGAAGTATGTGATAGCGGCGCTGACGTCACTGATCATATTCGTGCTGTGCTTTATGCGTTTCGCGCCGCTTTTTTCTCTATTCGGCGGTAGGCCATTGGGGTGAGCGGCCCTCTTGCCAATGGGCAAGCCCGTCAAAAGGGCCAATTCGCGGCTGGTCGCTGCCGTGACGCTTCATATGCTGCGCGCGGGGTCAACTTGCCGGCCGCAAGCTGGGCAGCAAGATCAGCGTGGCCGTTGCGCGATAGCCAGGCTGCCAGTCCGAGGTCGGGACGATTCTGGGTTACGGCGGCGACGCCGGGAACGGCGGTCATGGCGGCCTTGTCCGCGTCAGTGAGGAAAAAGCGCTTCACGGGTGGGGCACTCTGAACTTCCCAAAGCTGTTCTTCCGCGGCAGGCGCCGTTTGTTCACGCCGTTGCTGATCTCGCCAGCGCTCGGGATGGGCGCCTGCTTCCCAATGATCATTTCCGCCACTACGTTGCCCCAATACTCGGAGGAGAGAAGGTTTATGTGGCGTTTGCTGAGCCTGGCGGTCTCGTATCTGTGGGCGATCGCGATCAGTTTAGTACCGCTTGGTATCGCCTTGTATGTGCTCTGGCGGTTGACCAACCGCACCGAGGTGCTGATCGTCTCACTCGCCGGTGTGCTGTACGCGATGATCATTGTGGCATGGACCAGTCACGATTTTCAGATTCGCGAGTTGCGGGAGGAGGTGGCTAAGACGAGGCTCGCGGTGCGGAGCCTAATTGATCCGCATCATAAGGAGAAATTCATCGAGTCATTGAGGGAGGAGCGCCCGCGTGAGGAGAAGGAGTTTCGCGAAGTGATGCTTGATTTACTCAAGACGCTGGTAGCAGTGGTGGTGCTCATTGCCTGCGCTGTCCGGTTCTTCACAGTACTCTGAAAACTGGACAACATTGCCGAAGGGATATGAGGACGCCAGGCAAGTCGGACGTGATCGTGGGCCGCACGCGCTCCGGCGGTCTCTGTCAATGCAAAATCCATCGTTGACATATGGCGGGAGCAGCGGATTCCCCCGTTGGGTGAGGTGACTTGCACGCGGAGCGTTGGCGGCGGCGCGCAAGGGGCTCACGGACAGGCCCGCGTCTCATTCGCAGTTTCGCAGGGTTCCACTGCGGCCTCGTTTATGCGAGCCGCGGCGGTCGATGGGCTATTGCTGCCCCGAGGACCCAGACCTAACGTAGCGCCGAAGTCATGAGGGGATGAGCATGGAATCGTCCGACACGAACAGGCAGCGCAACAACGAAGAGATGGCGGCCCGTGAGCAGTGTCACGTCGACCTTCGAAATCAGATCAAGACGCTGGCTTGCGTAGCCGGCGATGGCCGTGAACCAGTGCTGGAGGTGTTGGGGGATGTCGGAATTGGATGAACAAAAGAGATCTGCAGATTTGCTTGCCCGCATACAGGCAACACTTCAGGGCATCTACTGGTGTACATCGATGATGGTTACCTTGCTTGTCTTCATAGCTTTCAAGTTGTGGTTTCCTGACATAAAGTTCTTTTGACTAGAGTGCTGTTGCGCTCGGTAAGCGGGTGATGGCGTACTTCTTGTTTGGCGCGACCCGTGCTGCCCTAACTCCATCCCCGGCAACAAGGAGGTCCGTCGCTCACAGCCCTCCCCAGTTTTTGCCGCCAATGGCACTCTGACCAATGGCCACTATCTCGCCCAACTCCGCCAGCGGGTCGCGCGACGGGCTGATCTCGCCGGTCTGCCCCGCGAGCATTGCGCCAAGCGGTCCGAAGCCGTTAGACCCCGATGGTGGCCCATTGAGCACTTGGTTAGCCAGGTACCGTCTCCCCGGATTCGACAGGATTGCGCTACCAGCAGCGTAGGGACCGGCAGCTCCCGCCAGCGCTGCTCCGACCGCAGCCCCATTCACGTCGCCGATCTGGTTGCCAATGTAACTGCCGGCGATGGTTGGCCCCGCTGAGAGTAGCTGCCGCGTGCCGGGCGCTAAGCCGGCCGGTGACGGTGGTGTCATCAACATCGTGCCGCTGTCCGCGAGCTTTGCGAGATCGCCCTGTCCGGCCACTGCGGCACTTTGTAACGCGGTAGGTGAGATTAGCCCGGACGGGTCTTGCAATGCCGCCTTCTGAATGATCGTGAAGTCGCGATCCGCGGCGCGAGCCCACCGAAATGCGTCAACGTCCCCCTTGGACAGACTGCGTTCCATTGCGTCATCTAGGGCGCGCTGGATGTCCATGAGCACGGAGTTTTGCTTTGGGTCGGCCGTCTCACGGGCCAGCTGGCCAACACGGGTCCTGAGGCTGGCGTAGACATTGCCATCGAGCACGTCGACTCCACCTTTCGGTTTCATCGCCATGGTGGCCTCGACGATGAAGTCCTCGATCGCCGGGAGGCGATTGGCTTCGGCGGTACTCTTGGCATAGCCATAGTAGCTTTTGCGTAGGTCGTTGCCGAGTTTCCCGTCTGCCAGCTGGATGTCATTGCGCGAGCCGATGTCGCCAAATGCGGCACCCAGGCGCTCATTACCAGCACTCAGCACGTCTTTGGTCGCGCGGTTGGCACCAATGCCGATCCGCTTGAGTACGGCTTGGGTGAACTGCTCCATCTGCTTGTTGCTGAGCCGGACAAGCTCGGCACCGGCCAAATCGCCTTCGATGTTCTGTAGCCCAACGTGCCCGGTTTGCTGCCCCGCGGAAAGGTCGATACCTTCGCGTTGCAGCATTTCCATTGCGCCGAGCCGGGCAGGGTCTTGAACTGGAAATGGGGTGATGAGCTTACTGCCAAGCTTGGTGGCGCCATGCGCGGAGACAGTTCCCAGTATTTGCCCTATGAACTCTGCCCAAGGATTGTCCGGGGCTAACTGATCCGCAGTAGCGGCGCCAATGCCCGCACCGCCCGCAAGGGTAAATTCCTTGGCAGCAGCAGCAAGGGGGCGTGCCGCGCGACTCATCGTACCCATCGTCGGGATGAGCGAGGCGCCGACTTCCTGAAAGACACGACGCCCGAACTGCTTACCGGGGTCGTTAGTTTCTGGCGTGATCGCGCCAACATCGGCCATGAAGCGGTTGATCATCTGCGAGCCGCCTACCGGGTCTACGATCGGCTTGAAGCGTGGCTCCACGTGCTTGCCTGCAATCTGGTCGGCAAGCGTTTGTTCGGGCGGGAACGCCATATTCAGACCCCCGATACCCAGGTTCAGCAGAGCCGCAGTGAGATCGACCGGGCCTCCAAGCAAGTACCCGATACCCTCGTTAAGCCCGGACATGTTCTGCGCAAAATGACTCTCGCCATAGGTCTCGGGGCGGTTGGGGTTGGCACCCTGCGTCCTCGCCAAATAGATCGCGAGCAGCGGATCCTCAGTGACAGGGGTCGGGGGCTGCATCGGATCAAACGGTACCCAAGCCATCATTGCACCTTGTAGCTAATGGTTGTGGAGGAGAAAGCGGGCGGCCGCGCCAGCGTTGGCGCAATACGCGCCGATGGAGTGGGTGACTCTGTCTGAAGGTCCCCGCGTGCCGGACTGCGATCACTGTCGCTGCGGCTGATAGCCAGCAGCCGCGCGCCGGGCGGATGCCTCCTGCACCATATGCAGGGCGAACGGCCGCGTCTCCGGGTTAGCGAACAGCGCGCGTAACTGATCGGGCGGCGTCGTCAGGCCGAACTGCGACAGTGGTGCTGCAGCGCTCGCGAATTGCTGCGGCGCCTCGCGCTCATAGCGGTCGGCTTTGCCTTGCGCGACGCCCCGGTCCCACAGGTCGAGCAGGTCGGTGAGCTTGGTCTGCGAGGGTTGCGGGACGACGTAGGTGGGGTAGGTCAGCGCCATGTTTCAGGCCTCCTCGGAAGGTTGCGGACAGCCGGTCACACGCCGGCCTGGTAGCCGGGGCGGAGCTGGCCGGTATATTGCGGAGCGCCATAGTTGAGCGGCGCCTGCGCACCCCCGAAGCCGCCATAGCCGCCGAAGGCGCCGCCGCCGGCTATCCGGCCGCCGATGCCGACTATGGTTCCGAGCGCATCGAGCATGGCGCCCTGGCCGGCTTCCTTGCCGGCGGCGACCTGGTTGTTGGCGCCCATATAGGCGGAGGAAAGCCCGCTCTCGAAATCGAGGCTGCCGCCGCGGGCGGCGACGTCTTTGTCAACGCCGGCGCCGTACATGTTGTTGTAGCCCGAGAGCCCGTTCATCCAGTTGCCCCAGGCCTGGTCGGCATAGCCGGTGGCGTAGCGCATGAGGTCGAGATCGGTATTGCCGCTATCGAGCCGGCCCATGGCCGAACCCTTGCGGGCCACCGCGTCGAGCCCCTGGTCGAGCGCGAACTGGTAGCCCGGCCCGGCGCGGAACGCCGCTTCGGCCCGGGCGTAGCCGTCGGGGCCGTTGAGCCCCATGGCATCGGCATAGCGGTCGGCGCCGAGCTTGCCGAGATCGAGGTAATCGCCGGTGACCCCCTGGATCCCCTCGATGATCGGCCGGCCGGTCTTGCCCAGCTGGTCGATGAGGCCGCGGTTCTGCTCGGCGGCCTTCTGCGTGGCCTTGCCCTTGTTGAGGCCCAGCCAGTCGCCGATGGTTTCGAAAATGTCAGCCATTTGAGGCTCCTATCTGTAAACGCGGGCGGTCAGCTTGCCGCTGCCACAATCGAGCGGCGTGCCGGTTTCGTTCTGGAAGCGGACGGAAACGGTGTTCGGGGCGCTCACCCAGGCGGTGATGACGATGCCTGCCGTGGCCAGCGAGAATGCCGCGGTGGCGAAATCGCCCAGCGCCGCTCCAGGCACCGTCACGTCGGTGGTGGCACCGGCGCCATCGGCGAGCAGCGGGGGATCGTAGGTGGCGCTGGCTTCGAGCGGGGTCAGCTCGGCAAGTTTTCCCGCCAGTTGGTTCAGCCAGTCGTACCAGGGTTTGGCAATCGCCCCGTCGGCCTCGACCAGCCGGGCGCTCGGATGCGGGATCGGCCTGAGGCTATCCGGCGTGCTCATGCGGCGCGCTCCTCGATATCCATGGCGCCGCCGAAAAACGCGATCTCGATCGGGTCGGAGATGCTCATCTCCCAGATCCGGCCCTTGCGGCCGGTGAGCCCGGCATTGTTGATGTCGATGGGCACGTCTTCGCCTTGGGTGCCGAGCCTACGGGTCAAGGGGTTCCCCCAGTTGCGGCCGCCATCGTCGGACCAGCGGATCCGCACCACCGGTTCGGTTTCGATCGGCGAGATGCCGGCGTCGATGCCGATGCCGGTTTCGAAATCGAAGCTGGCTTTGTGGATCACGGCGCGGCCGGGGAAGCGGTGCGCCTGGTTGGAGCGCAGCGTCCAGACCAGCGGGTTCGCTCCATCGCGTCGCGCCGCCGAGCTCAGCTCGAACGCCTTGCCGCTCTCGAGGTCGAAGGTGAACCACTTGCTCCAGGCGGCAACGCCATAGCGGCAGCGCCAATCGGGGAACCCATAACTCTGGCGCTCATGCCAGCTGCCGGTCGAGACGTCGTAGACCCAGGTCCAGCCCGGCCCGCTCAGCACCCAATAGGCGTGGCCGGCCGCCTGGTAGACCCAGGCGGCGAGCTCGGCGGGGTTGCTCACCGCCTCGATCAGCCGGTTGAGGTCGGGCCCGGAAATCGGCGTGGGGTCATAGCCCTGCAGCCGGCGAACCGTGTTGTCGTTGGCGACGAAGATCACCGTATCGGCAAAGCCCGGCTCGAACCCGGCGACGGCATAGGGAGCCTTGAGCCCGATCGGCACCACCACCGAGCGGTTGAAGGCGAAGCCGGTAGGGTTGCCGGCATTGGCGTAGAATTCGAGCGAAGCGGTGCCCATCAGGATCAGGTCGCTGCCCGAGGCGATGGCGCGATAGAGCCCGTCGGGGTCGGCCTCGGCGGTGGTGCGGTCGACCGAGGCGAACGTCGTGTCGTTGAGCCCCGACTGGTAGGCGAGCCCGTTCTCGGCGGTGACGACGAAGTAGCCATCGATCCAACAGATCGAATTGACCGAGGGCAGGTCGCCATCGCTGAACACGGCGACAGAGGCGCCGGAGATGTTGATCTGCGACATGCCGCCGGAGTGGACAATCAGCACGTCCGGCACCGGCGCCTTCATGTTGCGCGCCATGGTGACGGGGCCGCTGCCGCCCACCGTGCCGGTGAGCTCGGTCACCAGATAGCTCGAGGTGATCGAATAGACCCGGTTGCCGGAGACGACATAGAGCACCGAGCCCACCAGCAGCGCGCCGCGAATGGCGGTCTGCGTGGTGGTGAAGCGGGCGATCAGCCCGGCGACGCGGCGCCAGACGATCTCGCTGCGCGAGCCCGCGGGGGCCCGCTCGGCGATGGCATTGATCAGCCGGCCGCCGGTTTCGGTGGGGTTCACGCCCGGCGCAGTGCCGGTAGGCCAACTGATCGGGGGCATCAGAAATACTCGATTGGTGTTGAGTAAGTTGCCGGAGAGATGTCGGCCGCATCGGCGAGAACCACTGGTCGCGTGCCGCGCTCAGCGTGCCGTCGACATTGGTCGCCCACAGCGCCGAGGTGGGGTGTCATAGCGATGCGAGCTATCGCCGATGCCGAAATTCGGCACGTGCAAGCCGGACCAGATGGCTGCCTGGGGGGACTCTCCCGCGGGAGGGGATGGGGCTGGCAGGAGCATTGCCGCGCGGAGGGCGCCGCCATATCGTCGCGAGGCAGCAGCGATGGGAGCTCGCACAGTTGAAGGTACAGGAGTGGATTCAGGCCGTGTTCGCATGGATCGGGATCACCGATCCGCTCGCCGTAAGTGTCGGAGTCGGGGTCGTGGTCGGCGTCGCCTTGGCGATGGTGCTCACTGTGGTCGTGCGCCTGATTCTGTTCGTCGTTAGCTCCGCGGTCGGCTTTCGCCGCTAGGTTCAGCGACTAGCTCACTGGAGCGAGGGAGGCGTTGCAGCCCAAAAGGCGCAGCCCTATCGTCCTGCGCAGGAGCGACGGGAGCTTTGAGTTGAAGGTCGAGGAGTGGATTCAGGCGTTGTTCGAATGGGTCGGGATCACCGATCCGCTCGCAATGAGTGTCGCAGTCGGGTTGGTCGTCGGCCTTGCCATTGCGGTCGTGCTTACCTCGGCCTTGCGTCTGATCCTGTTTGCGCTGAGTTTGTTCTTTCGCGGTTAGTCGCCAGGGGGCAGCTGATGCCGGGGACGGGTCATCAGCGGATTGAGAGCCGGAACGCTGTCCCCGATGAGCCGGCTCGGCCGTTACGGCCCAATGGCATTGGCGGATCGCTTGTACGACCGGTGATGCGGCGATATCTGTGATAAGGTGGCCGTAGTGGCAATCAAGCTTGGCAGTTGCGATGTCCAATTTGGAACAAAAGCCGAACGAGTCTCAAAGACGCGACCAGATACCGTTGATCGTGGCCGCTTTTGGCGTCGTGATTTGCGCTGTTGGGTTTTACAGGGGCTTGGAGGCCACGGGCTACAACTGGACAGCGGCAGGGTTCTTTACCGTTACCGGCGTGATCATTGGGTTCGTATTCGCCCGGCGCCCTCGCATCACCTTATGACGGGCATCCATGGTAATGCCTGGCCGCTGGAGTGCCTTGGCGACGCGCACGAGCGGGCAGGTTCAGTGCGTGTCACTGCAATCTGATGGGTGTGATAAAGGGTTCCATTCCGTTGGCCATATTCGTCTAGTGTTTCGTTCGCTTATTCGGGGTTCTCTGATGCCGGAACTAGACCTTGAACCACACCAGTATCGCCGTAAGGCCACCTATCGCTTGCGTGACATGGGTTGGCTGGTGAAGCTCGCGGTTCCGCTCGGCATCCTGGCCCCGTTCCTGGCGGCAGGAGTGCTGTCATTCTTCCCACCCGTCTCGCTGTGGGTTTTCTGGGGCTTGGTGCTGGCCCCTGGTATCGCCCTGATCGTCCTGCACGAAGCCCTGGACGGAACCCGCATCAAGCATGCAACTGAAACAAGGGATCAGGTTCCGGCGGAGTTAGGCGCATCCAAGGAGCAAGGAACGGCTGAGGACGTATCGCGCGATCAACTTCCGAAGGGGCACGCGGATCGTACCTTACCCCGATAGAGCCTAGCGCCCTGGTGAGATCGTTGCCGACCTGGGGTTGCACCACGTCTCGCACCATCTGCTGCGCGAGTCCGCGAAGATCCATGTCATTTTCGCGCTCAGCTGTAATTGCAGCGACTCTGGCTGCAAGGCTAGGGGCATAAAGCAGGGCGTCCGACACCGACTTGGGGGGCAGTTTGTTGGCGATCGCTGCTCGTGCCTCCGCCTCGCGAGTGACCCTACTAAAGATCGGCACCGCTGCCGCGGCTAATATTCCCGGCAGCTCTGGCGCAATACCTGGTATCTCTCCCCCGAGCTTGGCTCCGACGACGCCGCTGATGACGGACGCCGCCACATCTTTGACCGTATCGCCAAGCCCAAAAAACGAGCGAGAAGGGTTCCGCGCTTCCAGCGGCAGAACTGTTCGTTTCAACACCGCCGAAAGTGCCTTCATCCGGTTGCGCTCCTCCTCGCTGAACAGGGTGCTCGCCAATGAAGAGTCCTTGTTCGCGAGGAAGTCGTCGAGGCGCTTCGTTAGTACCGCCGGAGCTCTCGCTTCGCCGGTCGCGGGGTCACGAACCAGCTTGTTCCAGGCCGCGGCGCGAATGGCTTTCCATTCCTCGCTCGAAGGCCCGAATACCCCCTTCAGGCGTCTGGCCACGTCGGTCGCAGCGAGGCTCGGTGACACGACATCCGCGCCGTAGAGCCAGTTTGCGACCTGTTCGGCCGTAGCGTCGCCTTGTTGTATCTTGGCGATGGTTGCCCCGGCGGCATCACCCTCCTTCGGTTTGGTGAAGCTTTGATACTGGTGTGTCTCCGACCTGGCGGCCTTGAGCGCCTCCAGCGCCGCCTCGTCGCCGCTGAACAGTTGCTGGTCGACTGCGTCGTCCAGCCAGTCGTCGAAAGCCTGCTTCACGGTGCGAGTGGCGGCGATGTCCTCGGGGCCAGTCCCCGTGAGGCCGGCCAGCGTCCTCCGGACATCATCGAGCGCCTTCCACGACAGGGGGCGACGGCCGGCAGCGAGGCTGGCATCGTCGACCTCCTTCAACGCGATAACAGCCGCGCGTGTCAGATTATCGTCCATCACCACGCCGGCGAGACGTTGCCTGACGAAGCCCGGCAGCGCTTTCACCGCGGCAGATCGAACCTTAAGCTTGCCATCCTGGGCGACGTCAAAGAAGGTATTGGCACCTTCTTTCGCCAACTTGGTCTTGTTCTGCAAGCCGGTGGTGACCGTGCTGGCCAGATCGTCGGCCGAGCCACCAAACTCCTTGCCTATTGTGCCTGTCGCGGTGCCGATCGCATCAGCCTGGCGATCGTCGAATGTCCGCATCAGAGGCTGCGAATGGTCGGATTGCCGCAGCAGTTGCTCCGACCGCAACTGGTTCAGGTCGCCTGATGCTTGCCCGGATGTCAGGGGGATACCGAAGCTCTCGGCTTCCTTGGTCGCAATCTCTTGACCAAGCCGGGGTAGCCGACCGGGACCGAGCTTCGGCATGGGGCCTGTGACCCCAAACGTTGCGAGGTTGAAGACGCGGGCTGCGAGCTCGGGCGAATAGGAATAAGGCGCGCCGAGATCGCCGTACCCGTCTGCTATGTCACGGGGTAGCGTAACTGCGTCAACGGCCCCCTCGATCATTCCAGGGATTATCTTCGGCACGGCTGGCCTATACTCGCCGGTCTTGACGTTCCGCTCGAAAGGATAGAGCGAGCGGATCATATCCGGGATGCCCGGCGGAATAGACGCCGGTCCAACGTTGAGCGGTTCGCCGGCACCCGGGGTCTCCCACCCTGGCACGAGTGTTACGTTTTCAGGCAACATCTCCTCTAGTGACAGCGTCGGAAGGCTCCTGCCCGCCTTCGACTGTTCGATCGCCCAATCGAGATAGCCCTGCGTGCCAGGTTTCAGTCCCACCGGCGGCACCGCGGGCTCTGCGACGTGGGGCCCGTAGTTCTCCCAAGGGCCAGCCATTAGAGTTTCTCCCAATTGACGGGGTTGGACGGATCGCCGCCGGTAAAGCGGTAGCCGCCTTCGATTGCGCCGACGCTTAGCCGTGCAGCTTGCGTTGGTCGCGCCTCGCGCGGTGCAGGGACTGGCGCGTAGGAAGCTGCCGCAGCGCCGGGTCGAGGCGATCTGGCCGACTCGGCGCGCAACTGCTCGAGCTGCAACTGCAGCCGTGGATCGTTGGCAGCAGCGCGTCGCGCTGTTGCTTCCTGCACCATTTGCACGGCGAACGGACGCGTCTCGGGGTTGGCGAACAGCGCCCGCAACTGATCGGGCGGCGTCGTCAGTCCGAACTGCGACAGCGGTGCTGCAGCGTTCGCGAATTGCTGCGGCGCTTCGCGCTCGTAGCGATCGGCTTTGCCTTGCGTGACGCCCTGGTCCCACAGGTCGAGCAGATCGGTGAGCTTGGTCTGCGAGGGCTGCGGAACGACGTAACCGGGGTAGTTCAGTGCCATCTTCGGGGTCCTTGGAAGTTTGCGGGCATGCGGGTGGTGGGGTTGGCGGAGCTGCCGCCGAAGCCGGCAAAGCGCGGCCGGCGATGCCGGCAATGGCGCCCAGCGCACCGAGCATGGCGCCCTGGCCGGTAGGCCAGGGGATCGGGGGCATCAGAAATACTCGATTTCCTGGGTGCGGCCGGAGAGGATGGTGGGCTTCAGGCCACGCAGCCGCTGTTCGGCGAGGAGCCGCTTCTGCTCGTCGGGCGCCAGGCCGAAGGCGCGGGCCCGGGCATTGGCCAAGAGCACCGCAAGGTGGTCGAAGGCATCGTCGTCATAGGCATCGGGGTCGCCCCACACCCAGATGTCGCGGGTGGCGAGGTCGCTCATGACAGGGGCGACGGCCTTGTCGATCTCATCGAAATTCTCGGCGGCAGCGGTCTGCCCGGCGCCGACGACGCCGAGTTCGGCCAACGCGCGGTTGACGAGGTCGTGACGGGTTTTGGGCATGGGGGCTCCTGGAGTGGGAGGGCTGTGAGCGGGCGGCGGTGCCACGGAACGGGCTGAGAGAGCGGTGCGGGAAACGCACCCCCACCCCTGTCCCTCCCCGCAAGGGGGAGGGAGACGCTTTCACCGGCGTCAGTGTTTGGTCGCCTCCCCCCTTGCGGGGGAGGGACAGGGTGGGGGGGTACTCTTTCCGCGCCGACCCGTCCCTACGACAACTGCGACTATGGGAGAGGGGCCGTTAGGGCGACCGCCGCCCCTAACCCACAAACGCCCGCTTCTCCGCCTCGGACAGCGCGTTGAAGGCGTGGGCCTCGGCCTTGTTGAGGCCATCCCGCACCTTCTGGTCCTTGTCGCCGCGGACGATGATGAACCGCCCGCCGCCATTGTGGATGGCCCTGAGTCCGATCGGCGGCGGATCGGTCTCGTCGAGCACGGTGAGTGGAGCGCCGGCGGTGCCGGCGCCCACGACTTCGAAATGCGGGTTGTGGGCCAGCTTTTCGAGCAGCGCCGCGTGCTCGGCGTCGTCGAGTTCGCGCGGCTCGCCATCGAAGAAGCGGAGCCCCGAAAGGCTCACCACTTCGCTGTCGCCCTGGGGCGCGTGGTAGGTGACCTTCGCCATTCGGGGCCTACTTCATGTAGCCGAAAAAGCGCGGCTGGATGGTGCCGGCGACGGCCGTGGCGGCCGCGGCGGTGGTCTTCCAGGCGATCTCGGTGTCGGCGGTGAACTCGTAGTTGAGGCCCGTCGCCGCCAGCGTCGTATTGGTGCCGCCGGCCTGGCCGGTGGTGGCGCCGGTGGCGATGAAGCGGTCATCGTCGCCCGCGTCGCCAATGGCGAAGGCGAGGAGGGGCGAACCGTTGCTGTCGAGGTCGGGCACCACCACCGAGAGCCCGGTGAGCACGAAGCCGCGCGGCACGACGAAGAGGCCGACGGTCTTGTTGAGGGCGAGATCACCGGCGAGCAGCGCCACATCGGCGCCGAGGCACTTCATGGTCCGGGCAAAGCCCTGGTTGCCAACCTGCGGCTGGCTATAGGCGTTACGATCAGCCATGGCCGATCTCCTTTTTGTGAGGTTTGGAATCTGGGAGAAGAACGCGCCGGCTGTGCTTGGGGCACCGCTTTGCCTTCTCCCCTTGAGGGAGAAGGTGCCCGAAGGGCGGATGAGGGGTATCGCAACCGAAGGTTGTGCGATCGAAGCGAACGCGACGAGCGACTGAGAGTCTAGCCGCCCCCTCCACCGCCTACGGCGGTCCCCCTCCCCCGCCACGCGGGGGAGGATCAGGAGAGGGCGGTGCGGGAAAGTCCGCCTTAGCTGTTACCCACCCCCGCGACGAACCCGGTCACCATGCCCCAGTCGACGAGGCTGCCGATGGTCGCCGAGGCACCCGCCGCCAGCGGGGCCTTGGCGATCTTGCCCACCCCATACTGGGCTTCGATGCCCATGCCGGTGACGAAGTCGTAGTCGCCGTCCTCGAGCGTGGTGGGGCGCGGCATCTGGCCGAGCGCGTAGGCCAGCGCCCCCTGGCCGCAGAGGAACACCGGCTCGACATCGATCCCCGCCGCGCCGGCGCCCTTCAGCAGCAGGCGCTGGGTGATCTCGGGGATCTCGACATAGATCACCCCGTCATAGACCAGCGCGCCGCCGGTAAAGAGCGGGTTGGTCTTGGTCGGGTCGCCGCTCTCGCGGTTGCGGGCGTCGCGGTTCGCGGCGGTCATCACCGGATCGGCCTTCAGATCGCGAAAACCGCGGGCGCCGAGGAAGCAGACGAACCATTCCTGGTCGCCCTCCGCCTCCATATAGGGGTTGATCCTGGGCCGCCCGTTGTAGACGCCGGGGTTGTTGGGGTCGACGCCGGTCTGCTTGGCCTGGTCCTTCAACAGGCTCCCGACCGCCGCAGACATCTTGTCGTTGGCGGAGTCGACATTTCCCACGGCGGTCGCGAAGGTGGTCGAGTAGTTGGAGAGCGCCGAGCCGAACACCACGCGGTCGGGGTTGGCGGTGACCCAGGCATTCTTGTTGCCGGCGGTGGCCGCCGACCACTTGATGCCGTTGACGCGGTTGCCCGGATTGCCGAAGCGGCCGGCCTGCATTGCCGAGGTGGGGATCGACAGCAGCGCATCGACCAGGTCGTCGCGGACGATCCGCTTCGACCAGCCACGCAGGAGGCTCCGGGCCGTCGAGCGCACCGAGAACGAAGATTCCTTGTTCTGCGCCCGGTTGTTGGCCACCGCGTTTCGGGCCCAGTCGGCCCAGAGCGGCATGCCGTAGCTGTCGATCTGCTCTTCGTTGCCGCGCAAGGTGCCGGCGCCGACGCCATCGCCCGAAAGCTGGGTGACGAGCGGCACGCGGATCTCCTTGCCGTCGGCTTCGAGGTCCGACATGCGCACGATCACCGAGGTGGAATCGTCGCCCATATAGGCGTCGAAGCGCGACGAGCGCAGGAAGTCGTAGGCGACATCCTGGCGGAACTTGATCACTTCATTATTGGGGTGGTTGGGAGAAAGAGCCATTGCTTGATGGTCCTGATGCTCAGCCGGTTACAGCGCCTTCAGCGCCGCCGGCGGGTGGTTGCCGAGAACAGCTCGGCATCGGTGGGGTCGCCGGCCGCGGATGCGGGGCCGGCGGCAGTGCCGATGCCTTGCAGCGAGGGGATGTGCGGCACGGCTGAACGACGGGGGGCCTCGATATTGGGCTGGGCGGCGCCACGCAGCTGGGCGAGGAAACGCTGCTGGACTTCGGGGTCCCGCATCGCCTCGTCGAGCACGCGGTTGCGATAGGCAGCGGGGTCGCTGCCGATCTCATCGAACGCCTGGCGCTTCTTGTGCCAGGCGACGAGCTCGCCATAGGGGTGGTTCGAGCGCATGATGCGGAGGTAATCGGTCTGCACCGCCGGGTCGGCCTGCATGGCCTGCCCGAGCGCGTTGTAGGCCGCCCGCACATTGTCCGCCCCATGCTTTTCTTCCGCCAGGAGGCGGGAGACGCCCTGCCGCTGCTGGAACAGCTGCTCGTGGATCGGGGTCACCAGCGAGCGGCCCCATTCATCCGGGTTGTCCCAGAATTCCGGTGGCCGGGCCGCCTGGTGCTGCGGCTGCAGCTGCGCCTCGAGCCGGCTGAGCCGATGCTTCAGCTCATCCCGATCCCGCTCCGCCGCCCGCCTTGCATCGGCTTCCTCACGAAGCCGGGCCGGGGGAATGGCAGGTTCGGGCCGCGGTTCGGCCGGCGCGACGACCGGTTCTGCTTCGGCCACGGGCGCCTCGCCCGTGACGGTGGCATTGAACAAGGCGGTATCGTCGACCGTTTCAGTGTCGTTCATCTCGTGTCTCCCGGACTATCGCGTCCGATTGGCGTGACCCTCACTGTCGCGGAGAGTGCAGCGAAACCGGCCAGAGGGCGCCGGCAGCCCATGCGCCGTATCGTGGCGCGGACGGAAACTGTTGGTGGGGAGCGGTGCGCTTGGCGCCCCTCACCCCAGCCCTCTCCCCCGCGGACGCTCTTGCGTCCGCTAGAAGGGGCGAGGGGGCGTTGTGGCACTGCCGGCGCGTCTATCGTCCCCTCGCCCCTCTGGGGAGAGGGTCAGGGTGAGGGGCGCCAAGCGCACCGGGTTGTCAGCGAAGAGTCGCGCCCAGCTGAAGCCGTCTCTCAGTCGTCCTGCGCCCGCACCTGAGCCGCCCGCAGCTGTAACGCTCGCCCGGCCAGCTCCAGCTGCCGGTTGGTGCGCCAGACGTCCTGCTCCTCGCGGCGGGCCAGCAGTTCGTCCTGCCGCTCCACCGCATCGATCCGCTGCTCCAGCCCTTCGGCCGCCCGTTCGGCGCCGATATCCTGGGCTTCGGCCATCAGCTTTGCCGTCTCGGCCTCGGTCTTGCGATTGCGCAGCCCCTTACCTTGCAGCTCCAGCATCGCCGCCTGCTGCTGCAGCATAGCCGCCTGCTGCTCCAGCGGGTTGGGCGGCTGCGGCTTCTGCCGCGTCGCATCGCGGAACTTCTTCTTGGCCGAGGCCGGCATCGAGGAGGTTTCGATCAGCACTTCCAGCGCCGCCGCGGCCACTGCCGGCTGCAGCAGCGGGCCGACCGCGGCCAGCGCCTGGCGCACCGACTCGTTGGTGTCGGCCTGCATGGTCACGGTGTCCGGCCCCTCGTCGAGGATGATGTCGACATCGAGCGAACCGAGCGCGTTGGTGATGGTGGGGATACCCGTCGTGGGGTCGATGGCCAGCCGGTTGACGGCGAGCCAATTGCCCAACCCCTCGTCATCGGTGACGCGGATCCAGCGCTCGGCGGTCCAGAGGCTCTGCACCGCATTCCAGATGGCGCGATAGACCCGCTGCTTCCAGCCGCGATAGCCGAGGAGATACGGGCCGAGTTCGGCAACGCCCGCCTGCTGCTGCAGCGCGATGGCGCGGCCCGACATGTCCTGGATGCCCGAGCCGATCAGCGCCGGGTTGAAGCCATAATTTTCGATCTCCTGCTTGGCTTCCTCGAGGAAACCGAGATTGGCGCTGAGCTCGGCGCCGCGCGCCGCATCGTCGAATTGCGGCAGTTCGGCGCCCACCGGCACCACCACCACGCCATCGGGGCGGGCCATTTCGGCGCGGATCTTTTCCGGTTCCAGCCCCTGGCCGTCGCGGATGACGATGCGGCGCGACTGGCTGGTGTGCAGCCCCTTCGAGCGCCGCTGGTTGATCTCGTCCTGCGCCGATTTCATGTTGCGGAAGAAGCCGTAGCGGTCGCCGTCATGGTCGACATTGGCCGAAAACATCACATACTTGCAGAGCGTCCGGCGCTTCTCGTCGCGCAGATAACTCTCGCCTTCGGCGAGGATGGCGGCGCCGGTATAGATGGCAAAGCACCACTGGTTGCCGCGCCTGTACCAGTGGTCGATCACCCTGACACGGCGGTGGTGTTCGTCGCCCATCACCCAGTTATCGTCGCTGTCGGGGTTGCTGGTGAGCTCGGAGCCCAGGTCCACCGAGGCCTCGATCTCGCGCTCCTTATCAGGGAACGCCGCAAGCAGCTCGCTGGCATCGGCCCATTTGCCGATCCCCATATAGCCCGCATCGGAGAAATCGGCGCGGGTCGAGGTCGGGTCGTAAAAGAACCCTGCAGGGTCGACGACTTCGAAGCCGATTTCGGTATCGCCGCGGTCGCCGGCTTCCAGTGTCAGCTCGAGCCCGCCAATGCCGTCGACCGCGCCGTTGAGCGCAGCGATCGGCGACTTCTCCTGCCAACGCTGCTCATCGAGCACATAGCGCAGCACCGCGGTCGCCACCTCCGCCCCATCCTCGTGGCGCGGCGTGCGGGCATAGCCCTTGGGGTCCTGGCGCTGCCGCTCGAGCAATCCGACCACGGCGTTGATCTTCCGCGCCAGGCGGTTGTAGGTGACGATCGGCTGTTTGCGCTGATTCAGCGTCTTGATCTGTTTCGCCGTCCAGTGCGCGCCGTGGTAGTAGCGCCGCGCTTCCTGCTGCTCGTCGATCTCCCCGCGCTTGCCGTCGAGATAGCTCAGGTAATCCTGCTTCAACCGCGCCAGCGACCGACCCGGCACGGTGGCCGGGGCAGGGGAGGCGGCAGCCGGTGCATTGGCGAAATCGCTCATCGGAACTCCTGGATCACGTCACGTTCAGACGGCGCAGTCGGCGCACCCTCTCCCCTCAGGGGAGAGGGTAGTGCAGCTAGGACCGTTAGGTCCGTAGCGGAGCTAGGGTGAGGGGTTCAGCCTCTCAGCGAGCGCGTGTTGCGCCGCTTCACCCCTCAACCGGCCCGCGGCGATGGCTTCGCCATCGTCCGCCAGCCACCTTCTCCCCTGAGGGGAGAAGGGAAGAGGTGCCACGCCGACGGATCGTAGGGTCACCCAAATCGTGGACCTCAATAACTCTGCCAGTCACCCGGCCCGGTGCCACCCGTCGCAGCCCGGTACCCCGAACGCGCCTTGCCCGGCTCAGCCACCGGCTTCGTCCGCACCCAGGGGCGCGACATCGCGGCATAGCGCCAGTCGTCGGCGGCATGGTCTTCCATGTCGGTGTCGAGATCTTCGGGCCGCGCCGCGTCATGCTGCAGCATCGGGATGGTGCGGATCGAGTCGCGGCAGGTGGAAAAGCAATAGATCATCGGCCGCCCCTCGGGGTTGGGCTTGCCGTCCTCATCGAGCGTGGTGCCGACGAAGCGCTGGCGCAGCATGTCCCAGCCGCCCATGGCGCCGCGCTGCGACACGCGCTTGTTGTCGGCGCCGCGAAAGAAGATCCGCTTGTCGCCCGAGCCCAGGGTAATGCGGCTCGCAATCGAGGGGCCGCCATCCTCGGCAAAGGCCGCCGGGTCGAGCACCCCCAGCCCCACGGCTTCGGTCTCGCGCTGCGCGAGGCCCTTGCCGACCTGTTCGGCGGTGAGCTTCAGCCCCTTGTTGGGTTTGCCGGGTTCGCACCCATACCATTCGCGGTAGCGGATCAGCGCGCCGCGCGGCAGCAGCACACCTGTCACTGGGTGCCTGGTGTCGTCGCCGACGATCGCCCACCAGCCGAACGAGAACGGCCGGGCGCTGCCCCAGTCGCCGGAGCGGAATTTCGCCCAGTCCGCGGGGATGGCGAAGGGCTCGATGACATGCAGGTGCGTCTGCCAGCAGTCGAAGAAGGCGCCATCGATAATGTCCCAGTCGCCGTGCCGCATGGCGCGCACCAGGGCCGCGCTCCCCAGCCCCTCGAGCCGCGCCTCATAGGTCGGGTCGTCAGTCGTAAGCGTGGGGTTGTCCTCGAGCCGCGCCGGAATGAACTGGCGCAGCATGCCGCCTTCCGTCGCGCTGGTGCGGTGAATGTCGAGCGGCGCCGCCGCATCGATGAAGGTCGTCTTGACGAACTGGTGCCCCACGCCGCCGGGGTTGGCGCCACAGAGGATGCGGGGAAACCGCCCGCTATATTTTTCCGGCACCGCAATGCCGGTCATCCGCACGCGGTTGCGCAGGAACCGGTAGATCACCTCGGTGAAATGGGTCAGCTCGTCGATCAGCAGCACGTGCATCTCGGCGCCCTGGTACTTGAAGCGGTCCTTCTCGTCCTTGCAGTGGCAGAGATAGATCTTCGAGCCGTTCCAGAAGCGGATCTCATCCTCGACGATCACGACGAAGCCGCACTCCACCCAGCCGGCCAGCAGGGCGCGAAAGCCCGACGGGCCTTCCATGTGGTTCTTGCTCAAATCCTCGCGGATGCGGCGGAACAGATAGACCTGCAGGCCGGCAATTTCCGCACACCAGCTGATCGCCGCCTGCCGCATCAGATGCGATTTGCCGCCACCTGCCGCGCCGCCATAGAGGATCTCGGTCGCCGGCGAGAGCAGCGCCACCCACTGTTTTGGGTGCAGCGCAACGCGCAGGGCGTCTGGGCGCTTCGCGCTACTTGTCGCTCCCTTCGTCGCGCGGTTCGCTGCTCTCGCGCTGGTCGTCGCTGGCAT